ACACACCACCAGAGGCTCTAAAGGTTCTAGCAACTGATAAGTATGGTAATGTTCGTTATTGCGTAGCAAAAAACCCAAATTCAACAGAACTTATGCGTCGTTTGGTTCTTATGAAGAATTATGAACAAAATTGAACTAGCACGAAACCCAAACACACCACCAGAAGTTCTAGAAGTTCTAGCAACTGATGAGGATTGGACTGTTCGTCATGAGGCAGCACAAAACCCAAATGCAACAGAACTCATTCGTCGTTTGTTTCTTATGAACTATTTCTCATGAAAACAAATCTTATTATCACATTCTTCATTTCTCAGATCATTGAACTTGGAATCTTCTGGTTAATTTCTGGTCAAAATCTTAATATTTTCCTTGCATTAGTTGGAGTTGATCTTATTCTCACTGCATTTTTTTGTAGAGAACAACTGAACAATTTTGTTTCTATTCTTCTGAACAATGAACAAAAATAAACTAGCAAAAAACCCAAACACACCACCAGAACTATTAGAAGTTCTTGCAACTGATGAGGATTGGGAGGTTCGTTATTGGGTAGCAACAAACCCAAACACACCACCAGAGGCTCTAAAGGTTCTAGCAACTGATAAGTATGGTAATGTTCGTTATTGCGTAGCAAAAAACCCAAATTCAACAGAACTTATGCGTCGTTTGGTTCTTATGAAGAATTATGAACATCAAAACCCACCTAAAACAAAGGCATCTTAACACAAATCTCCACCCAACAATTATTGACGAAACAACCAACACAGCTACTTTTCTTTTATACAACTTATCAGGACAATTAACTGGTTATCAGTTCTATAATCCCAATGGTTCAAAAACGATTTTTCAGGATAAACTCCATTCCAAGTATTACACCTACAGAAACAAACATTATCCCACTGTAACCTTATGGGGTACTGAGAGTCTTAATTCACCATACAAACCAGTATTCCTGACAGAAGGTGTCTTTGATGCAGCAAGAATGACAAGTCTAAACTTCTCTGCATTGGCCACACTAACTAACGATCCACCAAAAGACTATATTAACTTTCTTCTTTCACTAAATCGTCCAATTATAGCTGTTTGTGATAATGATGTAGCAGGACAAAAACTAAAGAAATTCGGTCATTATTCCGAAACACCAGAAACAGATCTAGGTGATGCTCCTGATGATTATGTTTGGTATCTTGTTGGTAAATATTCTTGACTAAATAATAATGCCTAATTTGGTCGTGCTTTTTAGGTTGGGAGGAACTTGTTTCCTCCCCAAAAAACAAAATTTTTATAAATAATAGTACACGACCAAAATTAGAGCAGATGCACTTAAAAGCATACAAGTATAGGATTTATCCTACAAAAGAACAAGAAGTTTTACTCAATAAAACTTTTGGTTGTGTTCGTTTTGTATGGAACAAACTTGTCGAAAACTTCAATAATAATGATGGTGTCATATTAACAGAAAAAACACTCAAAGAACAGGAAGAGTTTGGATTCTTAAAAGAAGTTTCTGCTTCAACTCTTCAACAAAAAAGAAATGACTTTATTGAGTTCAAGAAACAATACTTTAACAAAAAACGAAAAGTTAAACTTGGAAGACCTTCTTTTAAGAAAAAATCTAATAGACAATCTTTTAGGTTGCCAAATCAAAAGTTTAAATTGGATCAAGAAAATTCTTTGGTAAGGCTCGAAAAAATTGGTTTTGTTGAAGTTGTTCTTGATAGACCTATTCCCGATGATGTCGATTTTAGGAGCATAACTGTTTCTAAAACTCCTACAGGAAAATATTTTGTTTCTATACTTGTAAAACAAGAACTCAATCCAATACCCTCAACTGGTAAAGTTGTAGGTATTGATTTGGGTTTGAAGGACTTGTTTATTCTTTCCAATGGACAAGTCATTAACAATCCAAAATGGTTTAGAGAGAACCAATCTAAACTTAAGAAGCACCAAAAACATTTAAGTCGTAAAACCAAAGGTAGTAATCGCTATAACAAGCAACGCATTAAAGTTGCCAAAGTTCACGAAAATATCGTCAATTCAAGAACTTATTTTCTTCATAATGTATCAACTGCCATAGTGAATACATTTGATCTCATAGTTCTTGAGGACTTAAATGTTTCTTGTATGTTAAAGAACCACAAACTAGCGAAGTCCATTAGTGATGCAGGATGGTCTACTTTTGTTACTATGTTGGAGTACAAGTGCAACTGGTATGGAAAAATGTTGATCAAGATTGACCGTTTCTTTCCTTCAAGTAAAACTTGTAGTTCTTGCGGACATAAAGAAGATAAGATGTCTCTCTCAATAAGAGAATGGACTTGTCCTTCTTGTGGTTCTAAACACGATAGAGATCTTAATGCCTCTATCAATATTCTTAAGGAAGGTTGGAGAAATCTAACTTCTCAAGAACTTTCATCGGCAGAGTATGTCGATTACGGATGTGGAGCGGAAGTAAGACTAAATGGTGACAATCATCATTTAGCGTCTGCTGTGAAGCGTCTAGAAAATCAATAGAGTCTTTTGATTTTATTGGTTTTTATTACTATCAGAGATTGATTGATCCTCAACTTTATTTTTCTCTTCGGCATCTGATACGATGATTAAACATCCTGGATAAGGGTATCACTGGCTCTCATGGGAAATCACCAAAAATAATGAAATTTGGTTAAAAATATCGTATTTTTGTATAAATTTATATTAAAAATGTTTTTTTAATTGTTTTTTATTGTTTTTTTGTTATGAATTCGTAACAATAACATAACAATATCGTTATATGATTATATGCTTGTATACGCATATAATGTTATGAATTCTTATGTTTTTTACCCTATGAGATCTTATGGTGTTTTTTTCTTTCTTTTGTTCTTATGATGTTTTTTTTTCTTTCTTATGTGCTTATGAGATCTTATGATGTTTTTTTCTTTTTTATGTGCTTATGAGATCTTATGATGTTTTTTTCTTTTTTATGTGCTTATGAGATCTTATGATGTTTTTTTCTTTCTTATGTTATTTAATACCATTTAATCCCATTTAATCCCATTTAATCCCATTTAATACCATTTAATACCATTTAATCCTTATGAGACCTTGCCATTTAAGCCGACCCATTATAGCACGCGCACGCTTTTTTATCACACAGGCGCGGACACAAAAAATAGTGGCACAGTCGCATAAGAATCATAAGACCCACACCGACCCATAAGGATCGCAAATATCACAAGTACTTATCGTTTCCACCCCAATTCATAAAACATTCAAATATATCAGATATATCAGATACTTATCCGACTCATAAGAATATTAAATATATAAGATTCTTATGTAACGATTATTTCAAGGCAGGATGACTGTGGCTTACTTATCGTCGCTGGCCTTCTTAGCCTCTGTTCTCTTGTTCTTATAGTCTAGTGCCTCATGAGACTGTATGTGGGTGCTCTGTGCCAGTCGTTTAACTGGCCACTACAGGATTTTTCGCAGGATTTTTCAGGTATATTTTGATTGTTGAGATTCCGTTTTCTTCTCATGCAAGTCCTTGGTTATGTCCGTTCTCTCTGTGATGCACTGGAGACTGACTTCCGACTGTACTCAACCAGGAGCCACAGAGAGTCAGTGAGACGCGAAATTAACATGGATTATCATAATCGTTGTCTGCAAGAGATTGCGGATGGTACTTATGATTTTGGCTATTCTTATGAGATCGAAGAGGGCAGAAAATACTATAAGGTCATTATGAACGCAAAAGGATCAAAGAGTGTACATTGCTTTGTGGACAAACAAACTGGTTCAGTATTAAAATCAGCATCATGGCGTAGTCCTGCGAAAGGAGAGAGATTTAATCTTCTTGATCCAGTGTCTCGTGAGCAATGTTATCGTAGAGCGGACTGGTCTGGCAGCTGGTTATATAAAAGATAGTAAAATGTGATTGGGACTGAATTATGTATAAATAGAAGTAGTTTAGTCCCAATCACATGAAACAAATTCCGAATTACCCAGAATACTCTATCACAACTGATGGTAGAGTATTCTCTCATAAAAAACCAGGTGGTCACGGCAAAGGTAAAGTTCTTGATTATTCATATAAAAGAGAATTAAAACCACAACTAGATCGCAAAGGATACTTGAAAATTATACTAGAACAAAATACGAATAGAGTAAAAAATACTAGTATTCATAGATTAGTTGCTGAAACTTACATTGCAAATCCTCATAATTACGATACAGTTAATCACATTAACCAGGATAAAACTGATAATAGAGTCGAAAATTTAGAATGGATGAGCAACGCTGACAATGTAGAGTATTCTCAAGCAAAAACTCGTTTGATTCAAACTCCAACTGGGGAGATAATTGAAATTAGAAATTTAACTAAATGGTGTCGTGAAACACTGAATCATCCATCATCTGGCACAATGTTAAAAACTTTGCGAAATCCTAATACAACATGTAAAGGATATAAACTTATTAGTTAATTTGTTTATACTTAATTATTTCAAGGCAGGATGACTGTGGCTTACTTATCGTCTCTGGCCTTCTTAGCCTCTCTCTTCTCTTGTTCCATAATCATAAGACCCCATGGCACCTCATGAGCCAGACAGTGGACAGTCGTTTAACTGGCTGACAGGTGGTTTTTCTGGTGAGATCTGATGTATTCTGAATAAGTCGGAAATCCGTTTTCTTCTCATGGCTCAAAAGTATTTTGGTCTTGGTGGTATCGAGCTGATCGGCACTGATACTTTCAAGTATAAGGATCAAACGGCATTTCGTTATTGCTTCCAAACCTGGAAAGCATACAATATCCAGGAGAATACTATTGAGACTGATAGGTTTTATGTGTGGGCTGATGCAGTAGATAAAGCTTACAAGATTGCAGTGGATCATGTGTATCGTGAACTCAATGCACCTTATCATGAGGCAGTGGATGCTGGTGAGCGTGGTGGACTTTATGATGTAGAACTAGATGAACAACATCGTGAGGTAGAAGTAGAGACAGAAGAACAATGGTATCACCTGATGTATGGGAATCGTGATGATTTTTACCTAGGTGTGTGATAGTATTAGGGAGTCTGATGGTATGTCAGGCTCCCATAAGATTTTTTAATTTTTATGATTTTTTGATTTTTTATTTTCGTTTTTCGTATTTTTTGGTAGGGTGACTGTGGCTTACTTGTCGTCATCGGCCTTCTTAGCCTCGTTTGATTTGATACTATCATAAGACCCACAGCACCTTATGGGACACATGATGTGCCAGAAGAATCACTGGCACAAGACTGCTTTACTGGCATTGGATCCTGATGTATCTTATGAGAGTCGAAAGAGATTCTTCTCATGACTCTGACTGATAAGGAACAACAGCTTCTGGATTCTATCAAAGAGGGAATGGATCAACCTGGGTGTGGTTGGTTACATGAGATCACACCTTTCAATAATGATCATGTTACAGCTGGAGTTCTGGGACAACTGATTACAAAAGGTCTTGTTACAAGTTATCAAGATGAAGAAGCTCCTGATTGTTATTGGGTAGAGATTGCATTATGATATAATAAAGGGAGCAATCCCTTTTTTTATTCTTAATACTTAACTATTTCATGGCAGGGTTAGCGTGGCTTACTGTTCGTCATCGAGCTTCGTGCTCTCCCCTTGTTGTTGATACTATCATAAGGCATGAGATCCAGCTGGTGTGGCGCTGATGGGACAGAACAACCACTGGCACAAGCTGGCTGGTGTGGTGCTGGTGGTGTTGGTATCTTATGGGGGTCGAGGACATTTCTTCTCATGGCTCTCACTTCTGAACAAGTTTCCGATCTGCTGACTGCACATTGTTATCGAGTTATTGATAACATGGAGGCAGATGATTTGTTCTCTTATGCAATGCAGATGATGATGCAATCCTTTGACAAAAATCCTGGCCAAAGTGATACTGATGTTGCAATGTTGATCGAAGATATTTGGGTTGCAGAAGGTGAGGATGATGATTCCACACAAGAGTTCATCGCTGGTGTTGTAGGTAATGATCTTGCAGAGGAGATCATAAAAACCACCCAGTTCTAGAACTGTCACAAGGGATCTTGTGTTCTCATGAGATCCCTGCAATACTACCATTGTTTACGGGACATCACCCATGCAGTTCCAAGTCACTGAAATCGAGTTTGACTTCACTGATGATCTTGATGATGAGGCACTTGATGTCGAATCACAAGATGAGATCTATGATGAGGTTCTTGGTCAAATCTGGGAGGCAGATGATGAGGAGGATCTTGTCGAAGAGATTACCTGTGCCTATGGTTGGTGCGTTAAGTTCATTGATTATCGTCACATTCTGAACTGAGTCTGTGGTATGATGGGCTGGTGAGCCGGTTTCACTGGCTCCCACAGAAATTAACAATTTTTGTTAATTTTCGTTTTTTTAATTCCGTTTTTCGTTTTTTTCGATCATGCCTACCATCACTCACCTGGATGAACTTGGTCAACAGTTTGTGGATCAGTGCATGAAGTTTGTGAACCATAATTCTTATGATCGTAAATCTTACATAGGAGTTGCACATTCAATAGAAGATTCTATCTTCGAGAGAGAATGGCACATTGAGCGTGATGGTGACTATCAGCATGGTGTGGGTAGTTTTGATCCTAATGAGATGTGGTTCATTAGTGAGGCATGGTGGGATTATTATGAAGAACTGGACACAGCAGAAGAACAAGAATATGTGAAGAATTACATTAAAGATGTCTTCCCTGATGTCTGGCGTCCATAAGATACAGTATAAGGAGCTGGTGAGAAGGTATCACTGGCTCCTGTAGATTTTCATAAAAAATATAAAAAATCGTTTTTTTAATTTCGTTTTTCGTTTTTTTTTTGTTGGTATTTTATGGCAGGATTGTTGTGGCTTACTTGTCGTCATCGGCCTTCTTAGCCTCTCCCCTGTTGTTGATACAACTACAAGACCCAGAACGACCTTATGGGGGCAGTGGTGTGCCAGTGGTTTTGGTGGCACAAGGTCTCTTGTGTGGCTCTGAGATCCGCTGTATCTTATGGAAGTCGAAAGGGATTCCACCCCACCATGTCTGACTTCAACCGCAGCCAACTCATCTCTGATTATGTTGATCGTATTGTCAAAAACATGAGCACCAAAGATCTTATGAGAATTGTGGGTGATCATCTGGAAGAAACTTATTCATCATATTATACTGATGAAGAATTGATCGCTGTGGTGCAGGAACAATATCCAGACCTCATCGAATTGTAATTCAATACAAATACAAAGGATCTTATGATCCTTTTTTATTCTTAATACCTTATTATTTCAAGGCAGGGTTAGCGTGGCTTACTGTTCGTCATCGAGCTTCGTGCTCTCCTCTTCTCTTGTTGCTAGTAGTCTAGCGTATCAGCTGGCCATTGTGGCGGATCCTGGTCAGATCCAGCCAGTTCCACAACCTGCACAATGCGGCTGTACCTGCTGCCGATCCTGACCCATTATGGGTGAGTCCCAAACGGAACAGAGCAATGCTCACCGGAACCGAACTCCTCGCTACTGTTGACAAGCTCACCAAGAGCAACGCCACCAAGACGGCCATCGTGCTTGCTTGTGGTTACATCAAGGAAGATGGCAAGGCTGCTTATGTTGCTTTCTATGAGAATCTTCTGGCAGCAAAGTATCCCAATGGATTGCCAAAAGCAGAATGGGAAGATGTAGAGACTGATCTGGATTTCGATAGTGAGGAAGAAGAGGAGAAGTTCCAGGAACTTTGTGAGAATTATCCGCAGAAAGCTGTGGAGATTTATTATGAAAACATCGGCAACTTCGATGATTTCGAGGAAGCTTATGAAGGCGAATTCGATTCGGAAGCAGACTTTACCGAGGAGATGATCGCTCAGTTCGGAGATCATAACCTGCCGAGCTGGATTGTTATAGATTATCAGGCAACCTGGGATAGTGCATTGCGGTACGATTACTGGGAGGAAGACAACTACTTCTTCCGCAACATTTGATACATTTAGAGGGCGATCTTCGCCCTTTTTTTATTATTTTCTTCTTATTATTTCATGGCAGGGTGACTGTGGCTTACTGTTCGTCATCGGCCTTCTTAGCCTCCCCTGGTTGTTGTCATAATTCTAGCAGCCATCAGACCCAGCTGTGGCCGCGGCAACCAGTTCCAGAACCGGCACAAGACCGATAGACCGCTGCCGATCGTGGCTGGTATCTTTAAGGAGTCGAGGCAATCACGCCCCATGCAACCTTTCCAGACCGAGCTTCAGTCCATCACCAGCCAGCTGGCCACGATGGCAGATAGCCTCAGCACTCTCCAGGAAGCTCTGCAGCAGCTTCAGGCTGCATCTGTGACCGTACAGCCTAGCACCACCGGCAAGGCTTCTCTCGCGCCTTTCTCGGCGTTCCTGATGGTAGAGCTGACACCTTACTTCGGTGGTGCTGGTGCCAAGGCTATTGTTGATCGCCTGAATCGCTGCAATGCGATTAAAGACTACCGATTCTTCATCCCCATCTATAAGATGGCTGGAGAAGATCTGGACAAGCGCCAACTGCTTAAGCTTGTTTCTGCTGTCCATCGTTATAAGTTCATCTATAGCAAGCATCACAATTCTCCTCAACAATACAGCCTCAAATCTGAGATCAAATACGCAAAAGCTTGCCCCCATTGTGGTGCATTAGCTGCTGTTCTTTATGATCGTCTTGTTGCTGAAGGTCTGTTCTGATTAACAAGACCTAGGGTATGTCATAAAACTACCCTAACCAACTTGCTTTCTTTTATCATGAGAATCTTTGTCCTTATGTTCGCCATTGTCATCTTTGGCAATAGTGTAGTAGCAAGCATTAAATCCGCCAAATCTGCTGACATAAAAGCAGCAGAACTCATCTGTAAAGTTACGGAGTCTTGTTGATGGAGATTGTGCAGACATTTGACATAAGAACCAAAGAACTGTACTGGACTTTCAAAGATACCAATGGACACATTTGGTTCTTTAAGTCTTATGAAATCCAACCTTTCGTTGATGTAAGGCATAGGATCTTACGCTAGTTTGTCAGTATCACAGGCTCCCATAAGATCCAGAGATTTTTTGTATTCTCTGGATCTTTTTTTCGTTTTTTCGTATTCTTCCAAGGTCTTGTGCCAATCGCAGAACCGGACGGAAACCTCACCAGAAGCCTCCCAGAAGCCCCAGGAAGGCGCTATAATTACAGAGTCAACGCAAGACACCCCCATGGCCGCCATTATCCCTGATCCGACTCGCAAGTGGGTCAAAGGCACTCCCTACCGCACCGTTACCAACGAGATCTCAAAGGATGGCACCGTCATCGGTGTTGGCACTATTGAGATCTGGGAACACGCTCGTGCTGTTGGCGTCTGCTACGCTTCCGTGCTGCCAGAACCTAAGCAGCAACCGCTAGGTGATCTGTTCTTGGAGATGTTCAGCCTCTGATGTAGTATAAGGAGCCTGTGCAAAGGTATCACAGGCTCCTCTACATTTTTCATAAAATTATAATTTTTCGTTTTTTTAATTTCGTTTTTCGTTTTTTTCTTTGGTATTTTATGGCAGGATTAGCGTGGCTTACTTATCGTCATCAGCCTTCGTGGCCTCCTCTTCTCTTGTCCCTATAGTCTACCACACCAGCATCCCATTGCGACCGATTCAGGCCAGAAAAAACCAGTTCCACCACTGGCACAAGACCCCATAGACAGAAGGCATTGGTGACTGCTACTCTATGGGAGTCGAAAGGGATTTCACCCATGAACAAAGAGCTTTTGGACAACATTTCACTCGCTTTCTATAACCTTTCACAAACAAATAAGCATCTTTATTATTACTGGTTCTTTGAGTTGTTTGATTCCCAAGGAAACATGATTATTGATCGTTGGAATCAAGAATCTTTGTATCTTATGGAAAAAGATGTAATGAATCAATTTTCATAAAAAATTACAAAGGATCTTCGGATCCTTTTTTATTCTTATTATTCAATTATTTTATGGCAGGGTTAGCGTGGCTTACCTTTCGTCATCGGCCTTCGGAGCCTCCCTCTTTGCTTGTGAGAATAGTCTACCACGCTGGATGCCGGTATGGTGGGCTCCCACAGGAATTTTTCAATAAGTATTTTTTATCGTTTAACTTTTTCGTATTTCGTATAATTATGGGTCGGATGCCGTTGGATGCTTGACCTACCGATTCCATTGGGTTACTGTATGGGGGTCGTTCGGAACCGATCCGATGTCCACCCTTCAGATCACCACCAACAACCAGCCGCGCGATCTCATCTCAGCTTTCGAGCTGCCGACCGCAAACTATAAAGAACTGCGCGAGGAGTACGACTACCTTAGTGATGAGGAGTTCGACTGCGCAATGTTCTTCAACTATAAAGGGCAAACCTATTGTCTTTCAGACTTTACTCGAATCCATTCTGGTGATCTACTGGTGAAAGGTTGGCAGGGGATGCACAGTTGGTACGCTAGTGCTGGACTACTTGTCAAGATCGTAGATTCCTGCCAGAGTGTAATTGTCGGCACCTATACTTGCTGACATTCTTTACACTTAAGAAGTTCACAATTCTTATTGTGAACTTTTTTTTATTTTAATTACTTAATTATTTTATGGCAGGGTTAGCGTGGCTTACTTGTCGTCATCGGCCTTCGGAGCCTCCCCTTGTTGTTGCTCTTATTCTACAGCATCGGCTGGCCAATGGGGCGGATTCTGGCCAAATTGGGTCAGCTTGGCAAGTGGCACAAGACGGTGGTTCCGGCTGCTGCAGCGGCTGTAGGTTAGCGGAGCAAACGCAATCCCTCCAATGCGTAAGATCGAAGCTGCCATGAATGACGCGATCCTTAATCGTAAGGATTGGCAATCCGGCAACACTAAGGTGATCTATTCTCCTGAAAGGGAGGCATCCTATGTGATGCTGCACGGCAACCACATCGCCACCATTGGCGAGAATTATGTGGAGGTTTATAGCTGTGGATACAAAACAAACACCACAAAAAGCCGCCTAAATGCAATCCTGGCAGAGAATGGCATCACAGGAGAGTGTATCTACCAGCGCAACTTTAAGTGGTTTGTGCACAAATACATTGGGCAGATTGGCACAACTCCTGTCTATAATGAGCATGAATTCGAGGAAGGTTTCATCTTCTCCTAACCTCTAAACTCTCAGGGGGCAGAGTATAAAGCCCCCACACAATCTCATCGCTTTAGATTCTCATGAAAAGGGCACAAACTGTCATTGACTATCACCAACCTGTTTTGGGAATAGGTGTAGGCGATCAGCTGGAATCTATCGCCATTGATCTAGAATACCTTGAGATTCTCTCAGATCAGTGCACAGATCCGCTGGAACTTTTGGATCTGAGAATAGCAATGCAAATGCTGCAAGCTATCTCAAACTACCTGCAATCCGCCTGAGGTTAATCATGACAATCCGCATCTCATTCAATGCTCCCTATCCTCGCTTCAATGGTGAGAGAAAGTGCCAAGAATTCAAGACAATAAGCGAAGCTAAGCGTATGATCGCTTTTTATAATGAGTTAGGATCTTATGATGCAAGGGTTGAAACTTTTGCAGAAAAAGAATAGTTAAAGTTTTATGCCAAGGGCGGCCACAGCTGTCGCCCTTGGCATGGTAGGATAGGTGAAACCGGCAGAGGGTCCGAAGCCCAGTGACGACAAGTAAGCCACGCTTACCCTGCCATAAAATAAAATTATAAATGAATGTAACGAGATCCTGACGCTGGCTCGCGGTGCGGCTGGCCAGTCGCTACACTATGGGAGTCGTCAGGGATTCCTCCCATGCAAACCGCCACCGCCACCGCCACCGCCACCGCCACCGCCGCCATCGCCCGCGCGGCAGCCCACGCTTCCCTGCGCGAGCCTCAGGAGATGGCTGTGACCGCTCGCGGCGAGCTGATCAGCTTCCAGTCGCGTTTGAGCGATGATGCCGCGCAGGACCTCCTGCAGTACTGCCGTGGCAGCTTTGCGCGGTCGCTGTATCAGCAGTCTCGCGATCGCCAGCTGAGCGAGCGTCAGCTGGCTTGGGCACACAAGCTTGCCACTGATCTGCTGCAGCAGGAATCGCAGCAGCAGGATGATAGCGAGGAGCCGCAATTTGCTGGCCTATTTGCACCTTTCATGGCTGCACGCGCTAAAGGTGCACGCCGCCTTACGATGCGTTTTAGCGACGCAATCCTGAAACTAAACAAATCAGGCGACGCTATTTGGGTATTGTCTGCCACTGAAAAGGTGGAAGGTGATTATGGTCTGCAGCCCAAGTATTTGGGCAAGGTTACACCTTCCCGGATGGATTCCCGGATCCCTGATAGTGTCAAAGAGACGCTAGTTTCAGCATCCGCTGATCCTCTCAGCGCGGCAGTTCGATACGGTCGTGAAACCGGAAGCTGCTCCTGCTGCGGCAGGGAGCTTACAAATAGAGAGTCAATTGAGCTGGGGATTGGCCCCATCTGCCGTGAAAAGTTCGGCCTCTAAGTGTAGCTAACTGTCCTGGGGTATGACATAAAACTGCCCCACAATCCCATCGCATTTGTTTCATCATGATCAGCACTCGCGGCACCATTGTTTACACTCCCACCGTTAAGGATTGGGTTGGAATCTATCTAGAACTGTGTGAGATAGTGTTCTGTTTCACAGTGGCAATCGTGAAAGAATTGTTTACTTTAACTGCACAGGCAGTTAGGTTCTGTCAGGCGTGGCAATCCTGGCGCTGGTTTGGTAGGTTGGGGCCAGTGGAGATTGGCTTCGATTGTCAACAGGATTGGGATGATCTTGAGGTGGTTTGGTTCTCATGGGATTGGAATTCTCATGGGTTTAGTGTATTTTATTGCCGACAAAATGGGTGGGTTAAGGTAAACTGGTAGCGTATAATTTACCAGCGCACAGTATAAACAACTGTGCGCTGGTATTGTTGACAGTATAAAAGCGTATAAAGGTATAAAGTGACAGCCACCAAAGTGGCACAGGGACAGTCCCCAAACCGTCCAGGATGGGGTATCCTGAGGCCATGCGTTAAAAAAAGTTAGGTACCATAAGGCTACAAAATTAGGTACATGCCATAAGAATATCAAACGCATAAGAACAAAAAAAAATTCGCGCCACATAAAAACCACCATAAAACCTTAACGCATAAAAAAACAAAAATACCCCATAAGAAAAAAATTCGCCGCCCATAAAAAATCGCCCCCAACCCCCATGCAAAAACCAAACACAAAAACACTTTCCTACAAAAAAATCCGCCGCCAAAAAAATCGCCCAAAACCTCGAACACCTTATTGGAATTTTTGGAAGGTTGTGTTTGCTGGTTGGTTGATTCGATATCCCAAAACATTTGCAAAACTGATTGGAATCCCCATTGGATTCATCTTGGTCATGATATATAATGCGTCAAGATGAACTACCTCATGGATAAAATCTATCACATTTATGTTAAGAATGAATGCATATACCATTCACTATCACAAGAAGAATTCGATAAATTATGGGATTTTGTAGAGAAACTCACATGGCTCACAGATCTTAATTACGAGGATATTCAATATGAGGAGGTCACTCTCATAAAGGATTTGGCACTGAACTCCTCGTATTGACAAAAGCTAAATAGGACGCTACAATTGAATTGCAGTTTATTTTTATTACACATTGGAGAAATAAGTTATGGCCAAAGGCTTTACCGTAAAAGCAAATGCTCCCATCAAAGAAAAAGCAGAAGAATGGGACTATGAAAAAATCAAAGAACGAATGAGAGGTAAGAGTATTGTCTTCTGTCTACCAGGACGAGGATGTTCTTTTACTTTCCTAAAATCATTTGTACAACTGTGTTTTGATCTTGTGCAAAATGGAATGAGTATTCAGATTTCACAAGACTACTCATCAATGGTTAACTTTGCACGATGCAAATGTCTCGGTGCAAATGTTCTTCGAGGTCCAAAGCAGATTCCCTGGGATGGAAAGTTGAATTATGATTATCAATTATGGATTGATAGTGATATTGTTTTCAACTCAGAGAAATTCTGGCAACTTTGTGATCTAGCACTGAACGAAGAAGGCGAAGAGAAAGAAGTTGTTGCTGGTTGGTATTGCACAGAAGATGGTCGTACTACTTCTGTTGCGCATTGGCTCGAAGAAGAAGAATTCCGTCAGAATGGTGGAGTTATGAATCATGAGACAGTGGAAAGTATCAGCAAGCGTCGTAAACCATTTACAGTTGATTATACTGGATTTGGTTGGGTTCTTATCAAAAATGGAGTATTTGAAAATCTAGAGTATCCCTGGTTTGCTCCTAAGATGCAAGTCTTTGAATCTGGTGCTGTGCAAGACATGTGTGGAGAAGATGTTTCTTTCTGTTTAGATGCAAAAGAAGCAGGTTTTGAAATTTGGTGTGATCCTCGTGTTCGTGTTGGACATGAAAAAATGCGTGTGTTGTAATTATGATCAACATCCTTTACAAAGGAAGAAAAATCTATAATAACCTAACCGAAGAAGAATCCACTGAGATTCTCTTCGAGTTAGCACAAAAATCTTATGATGGTGAAATTGACGCTGATGAAATTGAATTGGAGGAAGTCTAATGGCAAAAATTAAAAGTCTGAATGGTGCAGATCAAATTGAATCCAAACCCAAGAAATCCCGGCAGGGAAGTGGGAAGCACACAAAGTATTCTGCAACGAGCAGGAATAAGGCACGAAAGCCATCCCGAGGGCAAGGAACTTAATGTCTTATTTGGATTCCCAAGAAGAATGGGAAAATATCCACCTAGAAGACTTATGGGTTTATAATAAACTCATTTTATCAAAACACCTAGGGCATCTCTGTGGACCAACAGGATGCCCCGTTCCTTATTCTGGGTATTATGTCGTCCGACCAAGTATGAATTTACTTGGTATGGGGCGATTTTCTCGTATTGAGTGGATTGAAAACTCAACTGATCATCTACATCCAGCCGAATTTTGGTGTGAGATTTTTTATGGTGATCACATAAGTGTAGATTTTTATGAGAAAGAGGCAAGATTAGTGGTGTTAGGAGAAAAAAATGGTGATGACCCGTTATACAAATGGAAAAAATGGTCAAAAATAGATAAGAATATACCCTTTCCTGCAGTGTTAAATAAGTTAAAGGGGAATTATCAGTGGATTAATTGCGAATTTATTGGAAATAAGCTCATAGAAGTGCATTTTAGGAGAAATCCAGACTTTAGATTTGGAAATTCTATCGCAATTCCGGTGTGGAAAGACCAAAAAGAAAAAAATCACAAGAATCTAACTTTTGTAAGAGATGAAGACTACCACAGGAAGGGATTTTTGATTGATACATGGGATAGCAACCCCATAAAAAGTTCTGATTCACAAAATCAGGAGAAAAAATGACCGACAAAAACAGACAATACATGATGAAAATGTGGGGAACACAGTACTTATCCAATGAATATGGCTGGGAAGAAAAAATCAAGAAGCAAAAAATGCTTCGGGAGATCAATTGCGATGATATGACTCCCAAAACACACGATTTTACCCTACAAAATGAGTTACATTCGCACATTAGAAATGATGATGATTACGATGACTGGGAATATGGCACAGAACCACTTTTTGGTTGATAAATAAGATAGAATTTACACATTTTTAATGCCAATAGAGCGAGTCAGTAAAAGTTTCAAGGATATGAGTCTTTCACTTCATGTCAATCCGTTGACTTATGATTTGATTGATCTTAAGAATGAGACTGCTATTGCTCGCTCTCTTCGTAATTTGGTATTTACTCTACCAGGAGAAAGATTTTTCAATCAAAATCTTGGATCAAAGGTATCTCAGAGTCTTTTCGAAAATATTGATGATGTTTCTGCGTCCATTTTACAAGATGAAATTAAAAATACAATAGAAAATTACGAACCAAGAGTTGAATTGATAGGAGTAGATGTAAATCCGAACTATGATGATTATGAGTTCAATGTTACCATAAGATATTATATCGTTGGAATTGATGCCCTACCACAACAGCTTACATTTGCACTACAGTCAACACGATAATGGCATTAACTAATTTCACCAACCTAGATTTTGATCAAATAAAGGTATCAATTCAGGATTATTTGAGAGCAAACTCAAATTTCACTGATTATGATTTTGAAGGATCTAACTTGTCTGTTCTGATAGACATGTTGGCATACAACACCTATATTGCATCTTACAATGCAAACATGGTGAGCAATGAGGTTTTCATTGATAGCGCAACACTAAGAGAAAATATTGTTTCTCTTGCAAGGAACATCGGATATGTTCCAAATTCCAGAAGAGCAGCAAAGGCAAATATCAGTTTCTTTGTTGAGGTGAGTGACCCCTCCACAAAAATAGTAACCCTAAAAAGTGGTGTTGTCTGCAATACATCAAATTTTGGTAGGTTATCTTTTGTTTTCTCTGTTTTGGATGATGTTACAGTTCCAGTTATTGATGGAATAGCATCTTTTGATGGAATAGAAATCTACGAAGGTTCATACATCAATACTAATTTTACAGTTGCGCCAAATACAACAAATCAAAGATATATTCTAGAAAACAGAGGAGTAGACACCAGAACCCTGAAAGTATCAGTCAGAGATACTTCTTCAAGTAGCAGCGCAAAAAAATTCATTAACTCCTCCAGCATTCTAGATGTCACCGCAACATCAAGAGTATTTTTTATACAGGAAATAGAAGACGAACGATATGAATTGTTATTTGGTGATGGAGTATTTGGACAGAAATTAGCAGAAAATAATTATATTCAGGTATCTTATCTTATTTCTTCTGGATTGGATGGAAATGGTTTTTCTTCATTTAATTTTGCCGGAATTTTGGTTAATGAGGATGGAGCACCAGTCAATGAAACTGTCTCTCTAATTACCACAAATCTTCCATCTAGTGGTGGCGCACCAATTGAATCAATCAATTCTATCAGAAACTTTGCTCCAAGAGCATATGCAGCGCAAAATAGGGCAGTGACTGCAGCAGATTATGAAACTCTGATACCAAAAATTTACTCAGAAGCAGAATCTGTCAGTGCATTTGGCGGAGAGGAACTGACTCCACCACAATACGGAAAGGTATTCATAACGATCAAACCATTTTATGGATCTTTTCTTTCCAATGCAGTAAAAGACAATATCAAGTTTCAACTCAAGAAATATGCAGTTGCGGGAATAATACCAGAAATTCTTGATCTCAAATATCTTTACATCGAACCGACTTCTAATGTTTACTATGATACTAATTCTTCTCTAAGTAGTGATTTACTCAAAACAAGAGTGATCAATAATATCAAGAGATACGCGGATTCAGAAGAACTCAATAAGTATGGAGCAAGATTTAAGTATAGTAAATATCAAAAACTTATTGACGATAGCGATTCTGCAATTACTTCAAACATCACAAGACTTCAAATTCGCAGAGACCTGAAGGTTTCACTGAATCAATTTGCTCAGTATGAAATTTGTTATAGAAACCAATTTCACATAAAGAATACAACTGGATACAACATAAAATCATCTGGATTCAAAGTCAGTGGAATATCCAATACTGTTTACTTTGGTGATATTCCAAATCCAGATATGAAAAAAGGTTCTTTGTTTTTATTCTACCTGAATTCAAATGTTGATCCTGTAATAGTGAGAAAATCAATTGGAACTATTGATTATATTACTGGAGAGATCATAACAAATCCAATAAGAATCATATCAACAGAAAAAACTGATGGTGGAACTCCAATCATTGAAATTTCTGCCATCCCAGAATCAAATGACATCTTAGGAATACAGGATTTATATTTGCAGATAGATATTAATAGATTAGATGTAAATACCATACCAGATAATATCGAATCTGGTTCGGATACTTCTGGCTCAAATTACATCACTTCCTCTAGTTACTCAAACGGAAATCTAGTAAGAAATTAATAAATGGAACCGAATAATAGAATCAAGATTAGTTCAATTGTAGAAAGCCAACTTCCTCTCTTTGTGAGAGAGGAGTATCCACTTGTTTCCGAACTTCTTACTGAATATTACCGATCATTAGAATCAAAAGGTTCTTCTTATGATATTCTACAAAATATTGATCAGTATATAAAAGTTAATAACCTAACAAACTTGGTTGAAACCACAACTCTTACTTCTGATTTTGGCTTTGTTGATACCACAATTAATGTAGTTAGCACAGAAGGATTTCCACAAACATATGGATTAATTCAAATTGACAATGAAATAATTTTATATAAATCCAAGACTTCTACTTCTTTTAATGATTGCATCAGAGGATTCAGTGGAACAACAGAATATTCGGTAGGAAATACCGAAGAACTTTCCTTCTCTTCTAGTCAAATACAAGAGCACACATCAGGAGTAGAAGTAAAAAATCTCAGTTCTTTATTCCTAAAAGAATTTTTCATTAAAGTAAAGAAACAATTCCTTTATGGTTTTGACAATCGAGAATTATTTCCTGGCGTAGATCAAAATCTTTTCCTTAAGCAGTCTAAAGATTTTTATACTTCAAAAGGAACAGACAGGTCATTTGAGATTCTGTTTCGTGTCTTGTACGGAAAAGATGTAGAAGTTATTCTACCAAGAAATTACTTAATAGAACCATCAAATGCCCAGTATCGAGTAACAAGAAACTTTGTTGTAGAGGCACTACAGGGTGATCCCGAACTACTATTAAATCAAACAGTTTTTCAGGATCAATATGGAGATATCCCAAAGTCTTTTGGTACGGTAACCGACATACAAAGACAAATAAAGAATGGAAAAGTATACTATACATTGATGCTTGACTATGACTTTGATAAAGATGTCATCGTCTCTGGTTCTATTTTTGGTGATCTGAAAATACATCCCAAAACTGTATTAACAGATGATGCGTCTATTGGTACCGATTATATTACAGTTGACTCCACAATAGGATTTCCAGAGTCCGGCGAACTTGTTGTTGATGGAGAATTTGGTAATATATTGATTCAATACAGTGGAAAAACCATCAATCAGTTTCTAAACTGCAGCGGAATCATAGAAACAATTATTCCGGGAAAAGAAATATCACTTAATACCTATGCATATGGATATGACTCTTCTGGAAATGAAGTAAGATTTAGGATCACAGGAGTTATATCAGAAGCAAATATTCCAGCAAATGTCAAATATTATGAAAAAGGTGATGTCGCAAAGATTCTTACCTTAGGTTATAATAAAAATTACTTACAAGACAATACCTGGATTTTTAATAAAACAGTCAAGTGCGAAGTCAAATCTTTCACTTCTGATGGTGAATTCAAATATACAATAGAAACTTATGATGATAATGGCATTTTTGCTGGGGATTCAGTTGAAGTAGAGTATATTAATTCACTAACAGGATCACGGGAAATTTCAGTTTTTAATGCGAGTATTCCAACTGGTAGTATTCCCGGAAAGAGCTTCCAAATTTCAACCGGAAATATAGAAATTTCTAACATTTTTTATATCAAAAGAAAAGTTTCCAAGTTTTCTAATAAGTTTGTTTCCGATGTACTAAATGTATATCGAGATTTTGATTCTGATGATCTTTATGTTACTTCTTCTTCTCTTCCATCATATGGAGAAAACACAACCACAGTAAATGATTACAAAATTAATTTTGGTGGAACTTTCTCTGGGGAAGTATTAAATCTAGGTGCTTCTCATGGATTCATAACTGGTGATGTAATAGTCTATTCTCCAGAAAGTGAAACTAATACATTAGGAATTCAATCTGGAGTTTATTTCGTCAAAAAAGAAACAGACAATGAAATAAGACTAGCAAGAAGTAGATCCGATATAAGATACGAAAAATTTGTTGGTATAGCATCCACTTCAATAACAAATAATACAATAAGTCTTCTCAAGTTCTCGAAACAAAATAACTTACCATCAGAAATTGATTCCCAAAGACTTATAAAATTGCTAAGATCTCCAGAAAACACCGGAGAAAACTACGAAACAACTCATGGCACAACAGGGATATTGATCAATGGTGTTGAGATATTAAATTATAAGTCAGATGATTATCTTTACTATGGTGCAATAAAAACGGTAGATGTCCTGTCTCCTGGTGATAATTACGATGTTATCAATCCGCCAGTACTCAACATATCTCCTGCTTCTACTGGTCTATCCACTGCTTTTGGTTTTTGCGGAGTAGAAGGATCTTTACGAAGAATAGATCTTATTGATGGTGGGTTTGATTATATTGATACTCCAATAATTGATATTACTGGGGGAAATGGACAAGGTGCCACAGCAAAGGCAAAAATGGTTTCTTATAATCATTTTATTGACCTAAATCCATCATCTACTAATGAAAAAATAAACTTAATAGAAAATAAAATAGGATTTTCAACTTATCATAGGTTTAGAAATGGAGAATTGATAGTTTATAATCCAGGAGAAAATACTCCAATTGGCGGATTGATAAAAAATTCAAAATATTACACAAAGGTAGTTGATGGATATACGATAACATTACACAAAACATTTGATGACTCTATAGTAGGAATCAATACAATTGATTTAACTTCTTATGGATCTGGGAATCATAGATTAGAATCTACTAATATAAAGAAAAGAGTAAGTTCTATTGTCATAACAAATCCAGGATCTGGTTACAAAAATAATAAAATATCAATACCTTCTTCTGGAATCAATACTGCATTTGATATTATTACTACATACCAAATTCCATACAATAGCGGAGATATAATTTACTATTATGGTGGCGAAGAAAATATAAGTGGATTAAGTACAGGAAGATATATCCTAACCAAAGTTGACAACCAATCATTTAAATTATCTACAATTGGCATAGGATCGACTGCTTTTGATTTTTACTACAAAACAGGACAATATGTTGATCTAAAATCTCAAGGATCTGGCAATCACATTTTTAACTATGACCCAATTGAAGTAAAAATTTCCGGCAAAATTGGAATTTCTACCAACATAAATGGTGATGTCTCCGCAAGAGTGCAGCCAATAATTAGAGGAAAAGTAACATCTGTTTTTGTATATGATGGCGGAGTTGGTTATGGGTCATCAGAAATTATAAACTACAACCAACAACCAAATTACAATTTTAATTCTGGATCTGGTGCAATATTGACACCGATAGTATCAAATGGAAAAATCGTAAATGTTGTTATAAATGAGAAAGGAAATGGCTACAACTCTCCTCCAGATTTGATTGTTAAAGGATTTGGAATTGGGGCAGTTTTAACTCCAATTATACAAGATGGAAAAATCATAGAAGTAAAAATAATCAACCAAGGAATAAATTATGAGCAGAAAAATACTGTTATTGATGTCATTGCTCCTGGAAGTGGATGCGAATTGAGATTTAATCCACAAATTTGGACTATCAATAATTTTGAGAGATTATCAAATACATCAAAAATAGTAGAAGAAAATGATAGTGTAGTATACAAAGGAAAAAACAAAAATTATGGGCTGCAGTATACACATTCATATGCTCCTAGATCATTAAGAAAAAAAGTATTCGCAAAAAGTATAGAACAAGAAGCAAAATACAAGAGTGATTATAGCAATGACACAGACGCCGAGAAATATCACTCTCCAATATTAGGATGGGCATATGATGGAAATCCAATCTATGGGCCTTATGGCTATGATTCGCCAACAAATAAAAAAGTAAGGCAAATTCTGAGTGGATACTCTGCTCCAGTAGATAGTACAGAAAATAGACCAGACAAAAAGAAATTTCCAAGTGGATATTTTGTAGAAGACTATACTTTTGAAGGAGTTGGCGACTTAGACGAACACAATGGAAGATTTTGTGTGACTCCAGAATTTCCAAATGGAATATATGCTTATTTTATGACTCTTGAATCCGAAACTCCAAATTCTGGTGCTGACAAAAAACCAAAATTCCCTTATATAATTGGAAATTCATATAAATCAAAACCAATAGATTTCAATTTCGATTCGACCATAAACCAAAACAATTTCATATTTGATCAAAAAAATATTATAAGAAACACAAATCCTTATAATACTCTTAGTGAAAGATCATTTTATGAATTTTTCAATAGAACCAACGATATAAAATCGCACGATCTAGAAATACAAAACACAAAAAAAGGATCGTTGGATTCAATACAAATAATATCTGGCGGAAATAATTACCAAGTAAATGACAGCTTAATTTTTGATATAACAGAATCAAAGGGAAACTATCCTTCCGCAAGAGTAGAGTATATAAAAGGAAGAGAAATAGTAGGAATATCACAAAGCACCACTAAAATATTAGATGTAGAATTTTATCCTCTTTCGGGGACAAATGATAAATTAGTCGGATTTACAACTATTTCTCATAAACTATCCAACAATGATCTAATCTTTGTAGATTCATTATCAAATCACGATCAAAGTTTGAACGGAAAGTTTAATACCGAAATCAATCCTTCTAGTTTCATTTTAACTGTTAGTGTCGGTAATGCATCAGTTACTGGATTAACAACATATTTCAATATTTCTGGATTATTAGAATATCCAACAATCAGAGAAAATGATATATTGACTATAAATTCCGAAAAAATAAAAGTACTTAATATTGATAAAGATAATTCTAGAATTAGGGTTTTGCGAGAGCAAGATTCTACGGTATCCACTGCACATTCTGCATATTCTTTGCTGCTAGAAGATCCTAGAAAATTTTATATCAGACTACAAAGAGATGTCCAGAATCAAAATTACAAATTAAACAGAGAATTATATTTTGATCCAAACGAATCCTTAGGTATAGGTACTTATATTGGATTTGGACACACTATTACATTTTCAAATCCTGGAGTTGGTTTGACATCCATAGTCATTCCACAAAAATCCATATATTTAAAAGACCACCAATTTAATACTGGAGACCAAATAAAATACAAAACCAATTCTGGAATCGGAATTTCCGTATCAACTGATGGAATTGATAATTTTACCTTAACTGATGGCGACAACCTATATGTTGCAAAAATAACAAATGATTTGATAGGAATATCAACTATAAAAGTTGGACTTGGTACTACAGGAGAATTAGTTGGAATATCACAAACAGGATCTACATTATTTTTTGTAGATCCAGGAACAGGAAATTATCATAGTTTCCAAACAAAATTTGACAACCAATCCAAAGGAAATGTAACAAAAAATTCAATAACAGTATTAACAGGTTCTACTCATTTTCTAGAAAAAGGAGATAGAATTAACTTAAATGTATCTTCTGGTCTAACAACTACAATAACAATAAAATATGATGACTACAATCGTAGATTAGTGGCAAATCCAAGAGATTTTTCTTTTGTTGATATAGAAAATAACCTAATAACAATAGAGAATCATAATTATACTGATGGACAAAAATTAATTCATACTTCTTCTTCTCCTGCTACAGGACTAGAGGACGAAAAGATTTATTATGCCGTAGTTTATGATAAAGATAGAATTAGACTATCAGATTCTTATTATGGTTCCACTTCTAGTAACAGATATATTGTCAATATTTCAAGTTCTTCTTATGGTACACTAGCAGAGATAAATCCAAAAATAAACATAATAAAAAATCAAAAAGTAGTTATAGATTTATCTGATTCTTCTTTGTCCTATCCATTAGGAATTGGAAGAACTCCAGCATTTGATTTTAATTTATACACTGATGAAAATTTCAAGGGAGAATATTTTCCTGTTGATGTAAATGGAACACAAAAGGTATCAAAATTTGGGACAATTGGGGTATCTTCTGTTGCAAGAGTCGAATTTACATTAGATAATGACTTCCCAAATTCTATTTGGTATAATTTAATTCCTAGAACAGACATAGATTTAACAAAATCAAAAAAAGAATATAAAGTTGATGAAGAAATAATAGACTTCAACAAACTATTTTTTGTTGATAGTATATTAAGTGGAGAAAAAACTGTTGTTGGTGTTTCTTCAACTTCATTCACTTTTTATAATCAGTTTGACCCCAGTAATTCATTCTTATCTGGAAATTATGATTATTTTACAAATTCAAAAACTGAATTTGGAGAAATAGAAAAAGTAAAAGTAATTTATGGTGGAAGAGAGTATGAAAGACTTCCGTTTATTTCTGGTGTTCGTTCTTCTACTGGTAGTGGCGCAATATTGCTACCAAGTAGTGATACGATCGGAAAAATAACTTCTGGAAAAATAGTTAATATTGGATACAATTACTCAATAGACAATACAATCAAACCTACAATCAAGTATCCAACAATACTGAGAGTAGAGCCACTATCAACAATAGAAAAAATTGAAGTTATTTCTCCAGGATTAAATTATAATACTTCTCCTGATTTAGTGGTTATTGATGGAGTCACAAACAAAGTAGTAGAAGATTTGATATTGGATTATAATGTAGAAAAACCAGAGGTGACTATACTCAAAAATACAAATGGTCTTTATGGGGTTGATCCGAAAATCATAGCAATAAACAATTCAAATGGATTGGGAATTAGTTCGGTACAATATGAATCCACCACAAAAACAACAAAAGTTTATCTAAATAGACAATTCAGTGACCCAAATAATTTTCCCTTTTTTATTGGAGACAATATTTTAATAGAAGGAATATCAACACTAGAGTCAACTAGTAAAGGATATAACTCCAAAAATTATGATTATTCTTTATTCCCTGTCGTTGGGGTATACCCAAGTATTGGCGGATCGGGTGCATATATTGAATACTCTTTGGAAAATTATCTGAGTGCTAATGAAACCCCAGGAACATATGATCCCATAAACTCTTCTGGACAGGTAGTTCCTAGCGAGTACTTACCATCCTTCAAAACAACTCTATCTAAAAATTCATTTATAGTAGGAGAATCAATTTCAAATGAAAGTCTAGAAAAAGGTACCGTTCTGAAATTTGACAAGAAGAATGAATTCCTAACAGTAGAAACAACAAATCAATTCCCAAATAATTCACTGATTATAGGAAAGACTTCAAAATCACAAGCATTTATCAAGGAAATTTTCGAAAATGAAGGTTTCTATAGGATAGATTCTTCTTCTATAGTTGCTGGTGGTTGGAATAGGAATACTGGATTTTTGAATAATGATTTACAAAAAATACATGATAATGATTACTATCAATATTTTTCGTATTCATTAAAATCCGAAGTACCAATACAGGAGTGGAATGATGTTGTATCAAACCTAAATCACACTCTTGGATTCAAAAAATTTAGTGATCTAGTATTAAATTCTTCTGCTGATAATAACACAGGAATTTCTACCTCTCAAAATGATGGATCTTTCTCTGCGATATGTGACTTAAATAGTGTAGTAGATATTGAATGTGTACAAGATTATGATTTGGCAAGTGAGAATAATTTTTCTGTTGATGGAGTATTGACATCAACAGAAATAAATTTCAACTCAGTAATTCTTCAAGATTATTCGGAATCTATTGGCAATAGAGTTTTACAAATAGATGATATCAGTGGCGATTTTAATACATCAGTAACTAGAACTTTCGTAACATCTTTCAACATATAATTTAAAATGGCAACCAAAGTAAGAGCAAAGAAATTTTTTCTATCCGTACAAGATGAAAGATTTGGGGACAGAAAACAATCTTCTATTCTGTCTATTTTGACCAATGGAAGTGATCTATATGTAAATCAGTATGGAAAGATGTTTACGGAAGATGAATTGGGAAGTTTTGATATCATAAAAATTGGAGAACAAGGAGTTTTAGAATTTTATCCATTGGATGGAAGAACTAATGAGTATCAATATGCATTTATTTCTTACGACACCAAACAAAACATTTTTGAATCCGATTCATATGATTTTGGTAATACAGTAAGTATCGCATCAACTTTTAATACTGTTGGATCTGCAGCATCATCTGTAGTCTATACAATACCAAAAAACATAACTTCTTCTAAAATTCTAGTAGAATTGTCTTCGGATACAAACAAAGAATATGAATATAATGAACTGAACCTTGTTTATGATGGAACAAATATAAACTTTTCCGAATTTGGAAGAATTACCTTATCACAAGATCCATATAAAAATTTTGTCGGTTTGGGCACTTATGGCATTGTGGATTCTGGATCAAAACTTGAGGTTATTTTTTATTCGAATACTACAAGTACACTGAATTCCAATTCTATTGGTGTATCTATTGCAAATACAAGTTCTAATGCAGTTAGCTCTAGACCATTAAGATATGCTGAGGCGAAATCAAATTATGTTTCGATTGCATCTTCTTCTTCTCCAGATCCTACAGTAATTGCATCATACACATCAAATTACAATTTTGGGTATTATATTGTACAAGTTACTGACACAACAAATAATAAAGTACAATTATCAGAAATTGCTGTACTAAACAATCCAATAGAATCTACAATCATTGAATACGGAAATGTGTATTCTGATGATTCCTTAGGTTCTTTTAATTCGACAGTTTCTGCCACAATTGATTTGACATTCACTCCAAATCCAGACATTAATGTAGAAGTTACATTACTACAACATTCAATATCTTATTTGGAATTTGCATCATTTCCAGTATCAATAAATTTCAAGAATTCAGAATTATCAACTGGACTAAGTAAATTTTCTAATAGCAGTGGAGCAGCATTCAAAAAGGATTTTGACCTAAACCATAAATCTGCTCCCATTTTTGAAAAAAGATTCAATGGATCAAGAGAATATAATACAACTAGTTTATCTGGAGTAGATTTAGAAAGAGATTTAATCTATATACCAGGACATTTTTTCAATAGTGGAGAAAAAGTAGCATATAGATCTGATCTATTTGAATATATTCAGTTAGCAACCAAGGAAGTTTCTTCTACTGCTGGTATGGGAACAAATATAATAAACCTCACTTCAACTGATGGGGTACGAGTAAATGATTATTTTAGTGAAAATTATATCGAAGTTATAGAAGTAGGCACAAATTCTGTTTCTTTAGCAAGTACAATAAGTTCGCAGATAAATGTAGGAACTTCTGTTACTTTTTATGGATTATTTGAATCAACTTCATCTGCCGATTCGCCGCTATCTGCCATTGGAATTGCAGACACATACATTTCTGGAGTAGGAGTAACCGACAAATTATCGGGAGATTTATATGCTTTTAAATATGATAGCAAATTTATTGGTCTTTGTACTTCTCCTTCTGATGCACTATCAAATCCACCCAATTTAATTGATTTTACTTCCGTTGGTATAGGAGATAATCATTATATTACTGCAACAAATCAAAATGCAAAATGTATAATTCTTATTGATAATGTCATACAATCTCCTATTGTATCTACTGGAATAACAGCTCATATCCAAAATGATCTAGAATTACTAGATACCACACTTTATTTTTCTGGAATTACTTCATTTTTTGCTGGAAACATAATCAGAGTAAATGACGAAATAATGAAGATAACTTCTGTTGGTGTGGGAAGTACAAATTTTGTTGAGGTCGAAAGACCAGTACTAGGAACAATTCTGTCTACACACTCAGTCAATTCTACCATAACAAAATTAAAGGGAAATTATAACATTGTTGGGAGTAAAATATACTTCTCTGAGGCTCCTTATGGCCCAATATACGATAGCGTAAACGGAGATATAAACATAAGATCCACCTTCCAAGGTAGAGTCTTTTTGAGATCGGGAGTACCAGATTCAGATGAAAGTACATACCAATCAAATTATGTTTTTGATGATATTAGTGGTCAGTTTGATGCAGTAACAAAGGATTTTACCTTAAAATCAAACAACCAAGATGTAACTGGATTTTCTACTTCAAATTCAATAATTCTTATTAATAGTATATTCCAAAGTCCAGAAGATAATTTTAATTTGTCCGAACCATCATCAAATACGGAATTGAATTTTACTGGAACAGCGACTTCTGCATTATATGATCCAAACAATGCTGGAGTGCCAAGAGGTGGAATAATTGTTTCTTTTGGTTCTAGTAGTGGATTTGGATACCAACCACTAGTAGCAGCAGGAGGGACAGCGATAGTTTCGATTGCTGGAACTATACAGTCAATAAGCATTGGAAATAGCGGATCTGGATATAGATATGGAGTACAACCCATCGTGAGAGTAGGTGTACAGACATTAAGCACCGGAACCCCAAATATCGAATATGTCGGGATTGCATCTATTATTGGCGGAAATGTAGTTAGTGTTGCAATAACAAATCCAGGATCTGGGTATACTTCAACAAATCCTCCACAAGTTATTTTTGATGATCCACTTTCTTATTCGAATTTGGACTTAATCTATCATTCTTCTAGTAGTGGAATTGGATCACAAGCAAAAATTGATGTCGTTGTTGGACAGGAATCTAGTGTAATTGATTTCACCATAAGAAATTTTGGTTACTCATTTGAAAATGGAGACATCTTAACAATAGAATCTGGTGGACTGACAGGAATTCCAACAGATCCATCAAAATCTTTTAGTCCATTCTTAATAACAGTAGATAGAATTTATGATGATGAATTTAGTGGCTGGTCTGTTGGCGAACTACAAAAATTAGATGATATTGATGATTTATTTGACGGAAATAGAAAAACATTTCCAATATCTGATAATGGAAATAGATTTGCAATCATCACCAAAGATGGATCCAATATTGATCTAAAATATGTTCTTCTTATTTTCATTAACGATGTATTACAAGAACCAGAAGTAGCATACACATTTAATGGCGGAAGTTTGATAACATTTACAGAAGCACCAAAAAATGGAGACAAATGTAGAATAATTTTCTACAAAGGAACTCCAAATATTGATGTTGTTGATGTAGATATATTGGAAACAGTTAAAGTTGGAGATACACTAAAATTAATCGGAGAAGAATACAAAAAAATAGAAAATGATAGATTAGTAACTGATATTATACTTCCTGATGTAGTACAAACGAATCCTTATAATTCTGTTGGAGTTACACCAGATTTAGATTATTATCGACCAGTGAAATGGTGCAAACAAAGAAATGATACTGTAATTGATGGAGTAGAAGTCAACAAAAATAGAATAAGATATGAAGCTAACATATTCCCAACTTCTAACCTGATTCAATCTGTTAGTGCTGGATCCACTCAGATTTTTGTAGATTCCACAAAATCAATATTCGACCCAGAAACAGAAAATACAACAGAAAATATAATCAACAAGATAGAAATTATTGATAACTCGAACTTAGTGTCTGCTATAGCCACTGCAATCGTTTCTGTTGGGGGAACAATTGAATCAATTGATATTATTGATGGTGGCGTTGGATATACTACAAATCCCATCATATCAATCCAAAATCCAATTGGAGTTGGAATTACGGGTAGAGCAGAATTGTTCTCGACTATATCCGAAGGAAGTGTAACATTCATTGGTGTTAGTTCTTCTGGATATGGATATACAGCAACAAATCCACCAATAGTCCACATAGAACCTCCAGTATTAACCAAAGAATATATCGACAAAGTTTCCTATCTTGGTGATTTTGGAATAATCAGTGGAATTAATACTACAAATGTTGGGTTTGCATCAACTGCATTGATCTTTGATTTGTATATTCCACAAGACTCATATTTGAGAAATTCCGCTTTAGTTAGCCCAGTTATTCAAGAAAGTCAACTCCTAGAAAATTATTATTTCCAAGTATCCAATTCTAAAGTAGGGAACGGAGTAACTTCCTTGAGAAAAGATGGATCTGTGATAGGAATTGGTACTACAGGAATAGACAACATTTATCAGGTTATTTCGGTTTCTACTGGAACAACAGATGTATATGGAGTTGGTTCTGCTACTGTAGTTAAAGTAGTAGTAAGTGTTCCTGACTATAATGGATTGACTGGAATTGGGTACAGTTCTTATTTTGGTGATTATAGTTGGGGATTAATAAATGTCCCAACAATTATCAATTCATTTACTGTAAATACTGAATATGGAGTAGTTGGATTGAATAGTACTCCAATAATAAGAAGATACAATCAGTTGAGAATTCAAAATTACAACGATCTTTGAACTCTAATAAATACTAAAAAAGTCTACAAATCAATGTCTGCTATTGTAACAGATCAGTTTAGAATACTAAGTGCGAAAAACTTTTTGAGTTCTATTGGCTCTACTGTAAACTCATATTATGCATTTGTTGGATTAACAAACTCAACTGACTACAAATCAGATTGGGAAACCACTCCACTAGATCCTATTGATTCGTTTGATAATTATAATGATATCTGGGATACTATAGTTGCACTAAAAAAGATAAATCCAGATGATGTTAGACAAGTAATAAGAAGAATAGAGTGGCAATCCGGAAATACTTATGACATGTATAGACATGATATAAGTAGAAATAATTTATCTAGACCATCAAACAGAACAAGTTTATATGAATCAAACTTTTATGTGATGAATAGTGAATACAGAGTTTATATTTGTTTGAATAATGGGACAGATCCGGAAAATCCAAATGGAAGACCATCATTAGATGAACCTACTTTTACTGATCTAGAACCAAGATCAGCAGGCGTCAGTGGAGATGGATATGTGTGGAAGTACCTATACACAATAAAACCGAATGATATTGTAAAATTTGATTCTTTAAATTATATACCAACACCAAAAAATTGGCTAACAAATACAGAAAATGCCTCAATAAGAGAACATGCCGATCCTGCGGTTAGTGGACAAATAAAAACAATATTAATAACCAATAGAGGAAGTGGAATATCAAATTCAACTATATCATATACAAATGTTCCTATAGTAGGAGATGGATCTGGGGCAGAAGCCACCATAGTTGTTGGCAATGATGGAACAGTAGAGTCGATCAATGTGACTAATGGCGGTCAAAATTATACTTATGGCACTGTAGATTTAGTTAGTGCAGGGATATCTGGAGATGTTCTTCCTACATTTGAAGTCATTATTCCACCATCAGGAGGACATGGAAATAACATTTACAAAGAACTTGGAGCAAAAAATGTATTGGTATATTCTAGAATAGAGAACGATAACTTAAATCCAGATTTTATTACTGGAAATAAAATCGCAAGAGTGGGTATAATAAAAGATCCAATATCATTTGATTCATCTAGTATATTAACAACACAAAAAGCAAGTGGTACTTATGCGATAAGACTCACTGGTAATTTCGAATCTGCATTGTTTCCATCAAATTCAAAAATAACCCAAACAATATCCGGAATAGGAACTGCCGTTGGAAGAGTAGTCTCCTATGACAATAAAACCGGAGTTTTAAAATATTGGCAAGACAGAAGTAATGTTGGTTTCCAAACTGGAACTAGTTCATTAAGCTTCACCCCAGAATTTGGATATAATCTTATTCGTTTTTCTTCTTCCGGCGGAACAATAAATGGTACAATAAATAATTTATCAATAGATACTACATTTACTGGTTCTAGTATAAGTATAGATGGAATAAATTACAATCTTGGACAAGAATTTACTAATGGAATCTCAAATCCAGAAGTGAAAAAATATTCAGGAGAAATAATTTATATTGATAATAGACCTTCTATTACAAGATCATCAAATCAAAAAGAAGATATCAAAGTCATTTTGCAATTCTGAGTAAAAACCCATGCCACAAGAAACAAACTTCAATATTTCTCCTTACTTTGATGATTATGATCAAAATAAAGGATATCATAGAGTTCTTTTCAAACCAGGATATCCTGTTCAAGCTAGAGAATTAACAACTTTACAGTCAATACTCCAGAATCAAATTGAACAATTTGGAACGCATGTATTTACAGAAGGTTCTGTTGTAATTCCAGGTTCACTTGGATACAGAAATGACTTAAATGCAGTAATAATTCAGAATGAAAACTTTAATATCAATGTAGAAGCATATATTCCATTTGCTGTAGGAAAAACAATAAGAGGTCAACAGAGTGGCATTAGAGCAAGAATAGATTCTTATATAAGCTCAAATTTTTCCGAAATAGGAAATACTACATTATATGTTACATACCTAGAATCCGATTCTCAAAATAGCTCAAGAAAATTATTTCTAGACTCAGAGAATTTGATTCTCGAAGAAGATTTAACTCTAGATGAATTTGAAAGTCTTGATTCTTCCTTCTTACTTAGATCGGGAGAAGTTATTGCCAGAACAATAGATAATGATAGTACAGCAGTTGGTTCTGCTGTTTATATGACAGAAGGAGTATATTTTGTTAGAGGTCATTTTGTAAAAGTTTATAATGATTTTCTTGTTATATCACAGTATTCTAATATCCCAAGCGTAAAGGTTGGATTTAAGATTGTAGAGAGCTTAGTAAATTCGTTCGAAGATGGTTCTCTCAACGACAATTCACAAGGATTTTCGAACTATGCTGCCCCAGGAGCAGACAGATTTAGAATAACACTATCTTTAGTTGCCCTTCCCATAGATTCTACCGATCTCAATGATTTTATTTTATTAAAAGAAATCAGAGATGGCGTAGAAATAACAACAAGAAATACTACAAATTATAATATACTAGCAGACGAATTTGCTAGGAGAACATTCGACGAGTCTGGGGATTACTATGTAAAAAAACCAAATCTTAGAATTTCGGAAACACTAAATGACTACAAAGGAAATAATGGAATTTTTAGCGAGAATTCACTGACATACAATAATAATGTACCATCAGAAGATTTGGGCACTTACATAATTTCTCCATTAAAAGCATATGTGAGAGGTTATGAAGTTGAAAATACAGTACAAACTTATGTTGACTTCAAAAAGCCAAGAGAAACAAAATTACTAAAAAATCAAAGTATCAATTATGTAACTGGGTCTACTTTTACCTTAAACCGTGTTTATGGATCTCCAATAGTCGGAATTTCTACTATATCACTAAGAAGTAGCAGAAAAGGAGACAACCAAAACGAAGCAGTTGGAAAGGAAATAGGATTAGCCAGAGTCTATGATTTTGCACTAGAATCTGGCTCATATAGCTCATCTACTCCAGATTCGAACGAATGGGATATTACATTATATGATATACAAACATTCACAGAAATTTCAGTAAACGAACCAATTAGTTTAAAAGTTCCTACTCAAATAAAAGGAAGGTCGAGCGGTGCAGTTGGATATCTAAGATATGATGCCACAAACTCAGGAATAATTACCGCATATAGTATTCAAGGTTCATTCTCAGTTGGAGAAAGACTAGTATTTGACGGAATCGACAATAATAGAGTTTCTACTGCAGTAACTGCATATTCAATTAATGATGTAAAATCACTATATGGAATAGTCGGAACTGCATATACATTTACTGCAGATCTGAAGCAATATCCAACTTATGACATAGGACTTGTAAATATAAGCAGTGAAAATAGTGGTATAAGCACTGTAATATCTACTGATGCAATATTTACTGGAATTGCAGATGTAGAGGACATAGTATCATATAGTACACCGGGACTACCTATTCCATCATTTGCAAAAATAATTGAAGTTTCTCAAAATAGTTTGGTTATCAGTGGTGTTACAACTGTTTCTGGTGTTTGTGATGGGAAATTACCGTCTACAGACATCAATCCATCAGATTTCAAAATTCTAAATTCTAAGTTACAATCTTCTTCTGACAATACATTATACACAGTATTACCAAAACCCAATGTCGCTAATGTTGATCTAACAAACTCAAATATTATTATCAGAAAACAATTTGATGTTACAATAACATCAAATTCTACAAATACAATAACAGCATCAGAAAATGAAACTTTCTTGCCATTTGACGAAGAAAAATATGTACTAATTAGTAAGACCGGAACAACCGAAGAGTTAACACAAGACAAATTTAGTTTTACTAATGGTTCAAGAAGTCTAACTATAAATGGGCTGTCCTCCTCTGGTGAGGCAAAGTTGATTGCTACATTAAGAAGAACATCAATCAAGGCAAAGAAAAAATATAAAAATAGAGTAAAATCAATAATTGTAGACAAATCAAAATACGAATATTCTGGTATTGGAGTAACTACAATTAATGATGGACTAAAATATGGAAATTATCCATATGGAACAAGAGTACAAGATGAAGAAATATGCCTTCTACATCCAGATGTAACAAAGATTTTTGGCGTATTTGAGTCCAGTAATACCGAAAATCCAGATATTCCAACTCTACAACTAACAGCATTAACCGGAGAAACTGCGAAAACAAATGATTTGATTGTCGGAGAAGAAGTATTTGGTTCATCCAGTAAAGCAGTCGCAGTATATTGCGAAAAAATAAATGATTTACAAATAGGTTTTGTATATTTGAATTCTTCTGGATTTGCGACGGGAGAAGAAGTAACATTCAAAGAATCAGGTGTAAAGGCAGTTATAACCTCAGTAAATAACGGAGATAACAACATAACATCTAATTATTCTTTTGTCAATGGACAGAAAAATACAATTTATGATTACTCCAAATTAATAAGAAATACAAATTCAAAAGAACCAACTACAAAATTAAAAATAATATTTGAATATGCAGAGTTTTTATCTTCTGACGATGGCGATATAACTACTGTAAATTCGTATGAGCAGTTTGATTATTGTGACATACAAACAGTCAATGGCATTAGAAATAGTGATATAATAGACATTAGACCTAGAGTTTCTGCAATTTCTGTTTCCGAAAATTCTCCATCTCCATTTGAATTTTTCGGTAGATCTTTCGAAAATCAATACAATAATAATTCTTCTTCTGTTGTTCTGGCATCAGACGAATCATCATTAATGGATTATTCATTCTATCTTGGAAGAATTGATAAAATATACTTATCTAAAGATGGCATATTTCAATTGATTTCTGGGACACCTTCTGAGATTCCACAGCCACCACAACCAAGCCAAGATGCATTAGAAATAGCAACAATATATTTGCCACCTTATCTGTGCAATATAGAAAATATTACAGTAAATCTATCCGATCATAAGAGATATCGAATGATCGATATTCAGGACATAGAAAATAGAGTAAAAAATCTAGAATATTATACTTCTCTATCATTGCTTGAGGTAGATACCTCGAATCTACTAATAACAGATTCTAATGGTCTGAATAGATTTAAGTCTGGATTCTTTGTTGATGATTTTTCGACTACAAGTTCCCAGAAAAAAACAACAATAGTCAAAAACTCAATCAACATAAAGGATTCTGAACTGAGGCCAACACATTATACTACTCAATTAGATCTTCTCTTGGGAACAAATTCTTTGGTTGGAATTGGGACATCTGCAGATCCTCTAGCTGATGCAAAGTATACAAATGATTTGATTGGATCCGGAGTAAGAAGAACTGGTAGGGTTATAACTCTTGATTACCAAGAAGTTCCCGAAATAAGTCAGTCTCTATCTACCAGAGTAGCAAATGTGAATCCATATGCATCTGATTTCTTTGGTGGAACTGTTGAATTGTTCCCATCATCTGATGTATGGACTGATCAAGTCAGATTAGAGCCGAAAACAGTAAATGCACAAGGAAATTATACACAAACTAGAGATCAACTTGTCGCGCAAGGATTTGATTCCCAAACTGGATTTGGGCCTGTTACATGGAATTCTTGGGAGACAGTATGGACAGGAGAAAGTGTATCAAATTCAACAAGAGAAGTAACAAGAGGATACAATGTATATTCGGAAGAAATACAAGTAACCACCAAAACAGGAACATCTACACGCCAGGGTACTAGACAAGTACTCAAGGATCAATTTGACAATACCTCATTTGGCGATCAAGTTTTAAATAGTGAGTTAATTCCATATGTAAGATCTAGAAATATTGAATTTACAGCAAAAAGACTCAAGCCATCAACAAGAATGTATGTATTTTTTGATGGAGTAGATGTAAATTCATTTGCCGTGCCAAAATTACTAGAAATTAGTATGACTAGTGGCGTATTTGAGGTCGGGGAAACCGTTATTGGATCTTTTGATACTTATGGAATATATCTCCCTCACATTAGTTTCCGAGTTGCGGCACAAAATCACAAATATGGAGAATATAATAATCCAAGCGATGTATTTACAACAAATCCATATGATACTACACAAACTATACAAGAAAGTTATTCTTCAACTTCTACGATTTTGAATATTGATACTTATAGTCTATCAAATCAACCGCAAGGACTTTATTATGGACATATTAGCCAAAATATGAAACTGAAGGGACAAACAAGCGGAGCAGAAGCAACCATAACCTCTGTTAGATTGATAACAGACAGTGTTGGCACATTAATTGGGTCACTTTATATTCCTTATCCCATAGAATCAAATCCAAAATTTGAAGCAGGAACTAAAGTTTTCAGATTGACTAATAGTTCTACGAATTCTCAAGTTATTGGAGTGGCATTTGCGACTGCCGAGGAAAAATATCATGTAGAAGGCAAAGTGAATACTGTACAAGAAACTGTTATAGTCATACACAATGCAAGAGTCGAGACCCAAACTCCGATAGAAAGTAGGGCAGAAACACAAGTTGGCCAAGAAAATGTAATTCAAAGCACTCTCATTAGAACCATTCCACGACCAAGGCCAAGGGGTGGCGGCGGTGGCGGCGGTGGACAAAGAACATATCAAGGTTTTGCCGCCGGAGTAAATCAAAATGCTGGTGGAGGACCATCTAGAACTTATAATGATGGAAGTAGAGGAACTATTGGACTTGGTGGCGTAGAAAGAGCACTTGCAGAAGGATATAGTTTAGCGTCCATCCAAAGTTGGGCCGACCGAACTGGTGCTGCAGTTGGAAAAAAAGCAAGAAGAAAATTTGGACTACGATGAAAAATAAACTACATAAAACGCAAATAAATAGTACATCATACCCATGAAAGAGCAATAAGATACCCCACATGAAACTAGTAGATCCTTTAGCTCAGTCTTTTTATGTCGAATCAGAGAGTGGAATTTTTGTAACTTCTATAGATTTATATTTTCAGTCAAAAGATTCTCAGCTTCCAGTAACAGTACAATTGCGTCCAATGCAATTGGGCGTTCCAACACAAGTGGTTTATCCATTCAGTGAAGTAGTTTTGGAACCAAATTCAATTAATGTATCTGATGATGCAACGGTACCAACGAGAGTAACATTTGAATCTCCAGTCTATTTGATTGGAGAAACTTTCCATTCTATTGTTATATTATCAAATTCAGATAAGTATAATGTTTGGGTATCAAAGTTAGGAGAAACCAATGTAGCTCCAAATAATGGATCAGAGTCTAGTCAATTTCTTGTTTCGAAGCAACCTTCTTTGGGTGGATTGTTTAAATCCCAAAACGCTTCTACTTGGAATGAAAGCCCATTTGAAGATCTGAAATTTACTTTGTATAGAGCAAATTTCACACAGCCTAATGGGAATTTCAACTTATATAATTCAGATTTGAGTATTGGTAACGGACAGATATCAAGACTACTTCCAGATTCACTGGAAATGGTTTCCAAAACAATCAGAGTTGGATTAGGGACAACAGTACAAGATGATAACTTAACACTAGGAAACACCATTTTCCAAAATACTTCTAATGGAGTTGGAAATTACATTGGTGCTGCTGGAGGAGCAAAAGGAATACTCAAAATCGTAAATGCTGGTATAGGATACACTCCATCTTCCGGAATAAACACATTTACTGGTGTATCATTGAGTAGTGTAACTGGAAGTGGGAGAGATGCAACAGCAAATATTACCATTGAAAATGGAGTTGCTATTGCGGCAACAATAACTAACGGAGGAATTGGATATCAAGTAGGAGATGTCCTGACCGCCTTGCAAGTTGGCGGAAATCTAGGAAGGAATCTAAGATTATCCGTATCAGATCTAAATGGATACAATGAGTTATTGATAGATGATGTACAGGGAGAATTTCTAACAGGAATAGGAAATCCATTATATTTTATTAATAACTCTGGAATTTCTACAGAGTTGAATAGTTCTTCTGGTGGAAATGTATTAATTAATACAAATGGGATACAGACAGTTGAAGATGGACTATCAATAAAGGTATACCACAAGAATCATGGGATGCACGCGAGAGAAAATACAGTAGTAATTTCAAATGTGGCTCCAGATACAACTCCTAAAAAACTACTAGTAGATTATGGACAAAATTCAACCTCAGACATACAACTAAATGATGTACAAAATTTAAATACTTTTGAGAATGTTGGTGTTGGCACAACAAATCCTGGCTATGTATTGATAGGAGATGAAATAATTTCTTATGAAGGAGTCTCCGGAAATTCATTAACTGGAATAACTAGACAAATTGACCAAACAAAAGCTTTTAGTTATTCCAAAGATACGGAAGTATACAAATATGAACTAAATGGCATTTCACTGAGAAGGATCAACACGAGCCATAATTTGCAAGATGTCAGCTCAAATAATTCAATTGATTTGGATTATTATACTATCAAAATTGATACTACGGAAGGAACCAAAACTGATACTCTACCACAAGGACAAGTCAATAGAGATTCCGGTGACCATCCAAAATTATTCATAAACAAAACAAAATCAACAGGGGGTTCTTTTGTTAATGCAACTCAAAATATTCAATTTGAATTAATTAGACCAAACATCCAAACATTAAATTTGAATAAAACAAATGTTTCCGCCAGAGTTCGTACAGTTTCGGCTACTAGCATAAACAGCGACCAAGTTTCTTTTCTTGACGAAGGATTCCAGGATATTGATCTGAATACAAATAATTATTTTGATAGTCCAAGAATGGTGGCATCAAAAGTGAACGAAAGTGATAAACTTTCTTCGCTACCAGGAAATAAATCTTTTACTGTCAATCTTTCATTGTCTTCTACAGATCAACGCCTATCTCCGGTAGTTGATTTAGATAGACTTGGAATGATCTTTGTATCAAATAGAGTCAATCAACCAATAGATAATTATGTTACTGATAATAGAGTTTCGACACTAAATGGAGATCCCTCGGCGTTTGTCTATGCAACCAATGCGATTTCTTTGGAGTCTCCTGCATCTTCTATCAAAATTTTGGTTGCTGCGCATGTCAATGTTTACAATGATTTGAGAGCATTTTATGCTATAGTCAATGATCCTCTAGAGGAACTAATTTATTATCCATTTCCAGGATATTCCAATCTAACTCTTTCTGGAGAAATTATTGATAAGTCTATGAGCGATGGCACATCTGACAAATTTATCCAAAAAGTTGACAATCTAAATTATGGGAACAATGACTCTATATTCAAGGATTATGAATTTACCATTGACAATCTCCCATCATTTAGATATTTTAGTATTAAGTTAGTGGGATCATCTACCAATCAGGCATATCCCCCAAGACTAAAAGATCTCAGAGTTATTGCACTTGCATAATATGGACTATTTTAAAGTAGAAGGACATAAAAATCTAGTAAGAGATAATGCGACAAAAGCAATATTGAATACAAATCAAACGGAATACCAAAATTATGTTTCCATCAGAAATCAAAAAAATAAAGAATCCCAAAGAGTACAAAAAATAGAAAATGATGTCGCAAATATAAGAAATGACTTGGACGAAATAAAACAATTACTCAAGAACTTATCTAATGGATCCTGACAAAATAACTCTAGAAGACTTCAATAAAATGTTCGAATACGAAAAGATTTCTAGAGACATAGATAGTATAAATGATCCCGAAGTACTGAGAAATTTATCCAAATCTTATGTTAAATTATATCTAAAACAACAAGAAGTAATTTCAAAACTGTAAAATGGCACAACCATCTTCTAGACAAGAACTTATTGATTATTGCCTAAGAAAATTAGGTGCTCCAGTATTGGAAATTAATGTAGCACAAGAGCAAATAGAAGATTTGGTTGATGATGCTATACAGTTTTTCCAAGAAAGACATTTTGATGGCGTTGCGCAAACATTTCTTAAGTATGAATTGACTCAGGAAGACATTGATAGAGCCAGAGGCAAACAGGGAGTTGGAATTACAACTGTTACCGGAAATAAAACATATGAGTACATGGAAACTGCAAATTACTTGCAGATTCCATCATATGTGATTGGTATCAATAAGATATTCCAATTCGAAGGATCCAATAGTATTTCCAGTGGAATGTTTAGTATTAAATATCAGTTATTCCTGAATGATGTGTATTATTGGGGATCCACAGAATTATTAACTTATTCCATGGTAAAGACATATCTTGAAGATTTGAATTGGCTGCTAACAACCCAAAAGCAAGTAAGATTTAACAAACGAGAAGATAAATTATATCTTGATATTGATTGGTCTAGTGTCACTGTGGGACAAACATTAATAATTGATTGCTATAGAGCACTCAATCCAGCAGAATCCACTAAAGTATGGAACGACTCATTCTTAAAGCAATATCTGACAGCTCTCATAAAAAGACAATGGGGACAGAATCTGATTAAATTTAGAGGTGTCAAACTTCCTGGTGGAGTAGAATTAGATGGAAGACCAATTTATGATGATGCCCAAAGAGAACTTGATATTATCATGGAAAGAATGTCGAGCACTTATGAACTTCCTCCTCTGGACCTTATTGGCTAGTTATGTTAAATCCATTCTTTCTCCAGGGATCAAAATCGGAACAAGGTCTAATCCAAGATCTAATCAACGAACAGTTGAAGATTTATGGAGTTGATGTATATTATATCCCAAGAAAATATCTAACAAAGAAGACAGTCATAAGAGAAGTCATAGAATCCGAATTTGATAATGCATATCCGATAGAAGCTTATGTGGACACTTATGATGGCTATGAAGGTGCTGGTACATTATTGACTAAATTTGGGGTACAACCTTATAATGATCTCACACTAATAATATCCAAAGAAAGATTCGAAACTTATATTTCTCCAATAATAAAAAATCAAGCAGATATAGAGTTATCTACGAGGCCAAAAGAAGGAGATTTAATTTATTTTCCTCTTGGAGACAGATTATTTGAAATTAAATTTGTAGAGCATGAAGTTCCTTTTTATCAACTCCAAAAAACATATGTTTATAACTTGAAATGTGAATTGTTCAGGTATCAAGATGAACTTATCGATACTGGTATAGAGTTCATAGATGATAATGTAGAGCAACAAGGATACATTCAGACATTTGATATGATTGGAGCTGGAGTATCAGCAACTGCAACAGCTACTATTGTCAATGGTGGCGTAACATTTGTGACTATTACAAATAGAGGTGATGGATATAAAACAGCCCCATCAGTAAAATTTTCTCCACCAATAACTGGACAAGTTGCAACAGGTATAGCAACAATGATTGGTGGAATTATTGATTTGTGCGAACCAGACTCAAGTTTACTCAGAGTTCAGGGAGTAGAAATCACAAATGCAGGTTATGGGTATACTACTCCACCAACAATAGAATTTTATGGCGGAAGTGGTGATGGTGCTACTGCAGTCGCATCGATTGGAGACGGAATAGTTGGTATAATTACCGTCACAAATGGAGGATCCGGGTATACCCAGGCACCAAATATTCAGTTTGTTGGTTCTGCCACAATACCAGCACAAGCAAGAGCAACTATAGTAGATGGAGTTGTCACCAGAATTGGTATTATAACAACTGGAATTGGATATACAGAAGATCCATCCATAATTATCCAAAGTCCATATATGGTTGGATACGGAACTTATGTTTATAACGAAACGGTGGTGGGCTCTTCTTCTGGTTACACTGGGAGAGTAAAATCATGGAATGCGATTACCAACAAATTAGAATTATCCAATATAACTGGAGATTTCATTCCAGGAGAAACTCTTGTCGGGACAGCTTCTAGCGCAAGCTATGAAATAAAGGTTGTAACAGTTGACAATGTAATAGATCCATTTGCACAAAATAAAGAAATACAAATAGAAGCAGATACGATTATAGATTTTAGCGAAAAAAATCCATTTGGAACTCCATAATAAATATGTAAATTGTTAAATAGTATTATAAGGATTTCCTAACATGTTTGAATACTTTTATCACGAAATAATAAGAAAGACAGTAGTTTCTTTTGGAACATTGTTTAATGGCATAACCATTAAGCACAAAGATGATGCTGGAAATATTACTTCATCTGTTAGAGTTCCCTTGGCTTATGGGCCTACTCAAAAGTTTCTTGCAAGACTAGAGCAAGTCCCCAATCTGAACAAACCAGTTCAAATGAACCTACCTAGAATGTCATTTGAACTTATTGGCATGTCTTATGACACTACCAGAAAATTGACAACAACTCAAACATTTTTAACAAGAGATGTTGATAACAATCAGGTAAGATCTGCGTACTTACCAGTACCTTATAACTTAAATTTTGAGCTGAGCATTATGACAAAGCTCAATGATGATATGCTACAGATTGTGGAGCAGATACTACCATATTTCCAGCCCAATTACAATCTAAGTGTTGATTTAGTTAAAGAAATTGGCGAGAAAAGAGATGTGCCAATTGTTCTTGATAATATTTCAATGACGGATAATTATGAAGGTGATTATACAGAAAGAAGAGCACTAATTTATACTCTTAAGTTTACCGCAAAAACTTATCTTTTTGGTCCAGTATCTTCAAATTCCGTCGCATCGGATATTATCAAAAAAGTTTCTATTGGCTTTGCTGCTGGTGATTCTTCTGGCCTCACAAGAAGAGAAGTAACTTACAGTGTTGAACCTCGTGCAATTCAAAACTACACTGGAACTGTAACTACTATAATAACAAAGGATGTAGAAAAAACTGACACCCTAATTGAAGTTTCTGATTCTTCTGGTATTGTTGCCGGATCTTACCTAGATGTAAATCAAGAAGAACTTTATGTGGAATCTGTTTCTGGTAACATCTTAACAGTGAGAAGAGGACAAGATTCTACTACCATTTTGAAGCACATCTCTGGTTCCGAAGTCAAATTAATTACTGATGCGGATGATCTCTTGATAGAACCAGGAGACGATTTTGGATTCACTGGATCTTTGGATTGATAGGAGGACAACATGAAAATGACCAAAAAATACAAAAAACTAAATGAGACATTCAATGTTGATAATTCTGACGATGTCATCCATCCTGAAGTAGCAGAGGCAACTCCGGCTGAAATACAACAAGAAAAGAGTTCTGTTCTCGATGACATCAAAAAGGATTATGAGTATACTCGTGGAAATTTATATTCTATTATAGAAAAGGGACAAGAAGCAATCAACAATGTTCTGGAACTAGCCCAAGAAACTGATACTCCTAGGGCTTATGAAGTTGTGGGACAATTGATAAAGAATGTTTCTGATGCCACAGACAAGTTGATTGATCTACAGAAAAAAATAAAAGATCTTGATGAGATCAAAAGACCGAAAGGACCAACAAATGTTACTAATGCCTTATTTGTTGGTTCTACTGCAGAACTATCAAAAATGCTTAAGAATCAGTTGAAGGGAATGGATACTGATAAATAAAAATAATAGTAACTTTTTGTGTTCAAATGAAGAAGATCCAGGAAGACCATAAGGAAATCGCATCCGGAAAGAAAAAGGATGATGAAGGTTATATGGCGAGACTTGAGTTGGATTCCATCGAAAGAGCTATAAAGAACCTAAGAAAAGTTATTAAAAAAAGCGATACTCAACTTCCTGCATGGGTACAATCAAAAATTACGAGAGCAGCCGATTATATTGACTCTGCCACTGAATATCTCCAAGGAGATCAAGAGTTGGATGAAGAACTAAGTGGGAAAATAGATCCAGAAAAGCACAATGAGTTACGAACCAAAGAAAGACAACAAAGAAAAGCAGAAGAACTTTCTAAACACCCATCAACTAATCCAAATGTTGCCGCAACAGCAAGAAAAAAAGCAGGCGTGCAGCTACCTCCAATCCAAAAAGAAGAAGCATCTTTGGTAGACCAAATCCTATCAGAAATGGGATGTGGATGCAACAAAACAAAAAAAGGAAAAAAGTGCCCACAGCACGGATATAAAGATTGTTCTGTACTACATGAAGAAAAAGATCCCAAAGGCCCTACCCAGCCATATAAGACTCCAGAAGAAATCGCAAAAAAGCATGGAGTCTCACTTGATCTAATCAAGAAACAGCTCAAGATGGGAATCAAAGTTGAAGGAGAACACACTTCAGATCCGACTGCAGCAAGAATTACTGCGCTGCAACATCTAGATGAAGTTCCTGATTATTATTCTAAATTAAAAAAAGTAGAAGCACAGAACGAAAGTAAAATTGTGAGGGACATGTTTGGCAATGCTTCTTATGAATTTGTTGATCTTATTACTGCTGACCCAATTTCGGAAGGAAAGAAAAGGAAAAGCGATCCTTGCTGGGATGGTTTTAAAAGAAAGAAAGGCACAAAAAAGTATGAAAAGGGGTCATGCGAACGGATAGAAGAAGCTACTCTCCCCTCTCAGAATGGACATTTAATGTCTGTAACTGTTATGTGGCGTGGAAAGTATTATGCAACTCAGATGTTCTTCCCACAAGTAAAGATGCCAAACAGAAGGGAAGTAACTGATGCAGCCAATAAGGTCTATCCCGATTCTAAGGTTGTGACTTTCGGTGTTTGCAATGCACAGCCAGGAATGCCAATCATTCAACTGTCAAAGTCAAAAAATTATCTTATGAATAATGGAACTATTGGAGAGGAATTAGAAGAAGATTGGCAAAAAGTAAATCGTCAGGATAAAACTGATGGATTAAGTCAGGCAGCTGTTGATGCATATCGTCGTGAAAATCCAGGTTCAAAGTTGCAGACGGCAGTAACCGAAAAAAAGCCTAAAGGCAAAAGGAAAAAGCGTAGGAGTGCTTTTTGTCGGCGTATGAAAGGGATGAAGAAAAAACTTACATCAAAGAAAACTGCAAGAGATCCAGACTCAAGAATAAATAAGGCGCTTCGCCGCTGGAGGTGCGAATAAATAGTCAATTGATTTGATTTTATCTTATGTCAGAAAAATATTATCTAGGTAATCCTCTCCTAAAGAAAGCGAATACTCAAATTGAATTTACAGAAGAACAAATCGTAGAATTTGCAAAATGTGCTCAGGATCCAGTATATTTTGCTCGAAATTATATGCAAATTGTGACCTTGGATCATGGTTTGCAGCCTTTTGAAATGTATCCTTTCCAAGAAAAGATGTTGAAGTCTTTTCATGAGAATCGGTTTAATATTTGTAAGCTGCCTAGGCAGCCATTAGCAAATGATACCATAATACCAACACCAGATGGCAATAAAAAGATAAAGCAAATTAAAGTCGGAGATTTTGTTTATGACTCTAGTGGAATTCCAATAAGAGTCATTGACAAAAAGAGCTATGGCAAAACAGAAGCTTGTTATGAGTTGAATTTCTCTGGTTCTGATTTTGCGGAAGGTATTGTTTGTGATAAAGACCATTTATGGGGAGTTTATATTGAAGGAGAATATGTAATATTATCAGCCGAACAAATTTATGACAAAAAAGAAGATAAGGTAATACTAAAAAGAAAAGGAACCAACAACATAATAAAAAATTGGGAAGAAGATATAGTATTATCTTCAATCGAAAAGATTGCTCCAACAAGTGTTTCTTGCATTGAAGTTGATAATAGAGACCACATGTTCTTATGTGGAGAGAACTATATACCAACTCATAACTCAGGAAAAAGCACTACTGTAGTATCTTACCTCCTACATTATGCAATATTCAACGACAATGTAAATATTGCTATTCTAGCAAACAAGGCACAGACAGCACGAGACCTCCTAGGACGCCTCCAGACAGGCTATGAGAACCTTCCAGACTGGCTACAGCAAGGTATATGCTCATGGAACAAGGGTTCACTGGAATTAGAAAACGGTTCTAAGATTTTTGCTGCTTCTACATCAGCATCTTCTGTTCGTGGTAGTACTTACAATATTATTTTCTTGGACGAATTTGCGTTCGTTCCAAATCAAGTTGCTGACTCATTCTTCAGTTCTGTGTATCCTACGATTACTTCTGGTAAGTCTTCTAAGGTTATTGTGGTTTCTTGCGTAACAAAAGACACATATTTACTTACAAATAATGGATACAGAAAAATAGAAACACTAATTGACCCAAACAAAGAAGGTGCATATTTTACTCCTACTTATACGGTAAGAGGAAATAATAAATTCTATACTAGTGATGTGATAGTCAATAACAAAAAATCACCTACCAACATTATAAAAACTAGATACGAAGAAATAGAATGTTCACAAGACCATAAATTATGGGCATTCAAAGATGGTAAGTATGAGTATGTCGAGAGCAAAAATCTATCAGTAGGAGATTACATTGCACTAAAATACAACCAACAAATATTTGGTAATGATGATTGTGGTAATGGGGATATGGCATATTTAATTGGTCTTTATGCCATAGGAGGATATACCAAGGACAAAGAAGTAATTATATCTTGCAAAAATGACATATCAAAATTGTTGGGCAGATTGAATCTAAATTATACAAAACAGGACAAAGTTCATTATGTGATATCATCAAAGAAGTTGGTTGAGACTATCGAATCATTAGAATTTGACATTTCAAAAACAACAAAAGAAAAAATATTACCAGATAAAGTCTTATCTTGGAATAAAAATAACATTGAATCTCTTTTGAAAGGAATGTCTTATTATGATGAGAATAGAGACAGAATAACATATACATCATCTTCAAAAGAACTAACACGACAAGTTCAACTTTTGTTAGCAAATTTAGGTGCTGTTGGGGTTGTTTGCGAATCAGATTTGTCTCAGTATACCATTGAGATCATAAAGACTCACAGGAAAGAATATTTTGATTTTCTTGGATCCAAAACTTATGAGATTTCGGAAGAGCTTGTTGGTGATTATCTAGATGATGATTCGGACGAAGATATGATTTGGCTAAAAATCAAAGATATACAAAAATCAGAAAACGAAGTATTTGATGTTTCTCTTCCTGATATCGAAGGGGATAAGTGGGCACATTCTGTGCTTTATAATAATTTTTTGGGACACCAAACTCCAAAAGGACTAAATCATTTCTATAAATTATGGGATGACGCAAAGAAAGGTAAGAATGAATATGTCCCAATTGAGGTCTTTTGGACTGATGTTCCTGGAAGAGACGAAGAATTCAAGAAGACTACCATCGCCAACACAAGCGAGTCCCAGTGGAGACAAGAATTTGAGTCGGTCTCATCTGAGACTCTAATTGAGATTGAAGAGGACGGAGTGAGAAAAATCGTGACAATTGGCGAAATTTATGCTAATATGGAAGAGTGATCGCCCAGTTTTATCATGACCCCATCAAAAGAAAATCTCATTAACGATTATTTCGTTCTAAACTTGTCTCAACAAGAGATTGCAGAAAAATATGGCTACAAAACAAGACAAGTAATTTCTAGATTATTTAAAAAATTTGAAATAGAACCAAAAGATAAATCGCAATTAGCGAAAGAAAGAGCAGAAAAGAAGAAGCCATCAAGAGAAGAGTTGGTAGAATTATATCAAAATAATTCTATTTCTGAGATGGCTAAAAAATTGAATCTATCAAGGAAATTTCTAACTAGTCTCATGAAAGAATATGAGATTGACACGACTTATTTCAAATATTTCATTGACGATATTCAACTACATGAAGATCTAAAGACTTTATCATTAAAAGAAATTGAGTTAAAGCATAATTACCCAGTTCAAGAACTGAAAAGAAGAAAACTCACAAAAATAGAACTTCCCAAAGTTTCTTATAGTGTTGAGAGGATCAAGCAAATAATGTCTCTGTATGACTTGAATAACCAAGGATTTACAAAACAAATTATTAATGACGATCCAAATGTTTATGATTCAATCATAGAGCATACCAAATCACATAAAACACAAAGTGATAAAATTACAGAAAAGGTATATCGGCTAATCAATGATTATGATGCCGATTATATTCCTGTATGCAAACAAACTGGAGAAGTTTTGAAATTTTATACAATGGAGAAAGGTTATGGAAATTCAGAATTGAATTTGTCAAGAAAAGGATTTTACGAATCTTATGACTTTAGCTGCCATTCTAATATTTCGCAGAAACTTTTTTGGGAAATCCATAAGAATTTGACAAAAGAGCAAAAAGAAAAAGTAGAATTCGCACAACTGAATTCCGAAAGAAAAATCAAAACAGATGGAACTAAGGAAAAATTAAATAAACATTACTTTTCATTGGACTTTTGTCTTGAAAATAAAAACATAGAATTTGATGGAGAGTATTGGCACAGTTTTCCAGAAATCCAGGAAAAGGATAAGGTCAGGGATGAATTTTTGACTTCAATGGGATATATGATTCTTAGAATCAAAGAAAGAGATTATTATAATAATCCAGAGGAAGTGTTAAATAAATGCATAAGATTCTTAACATCATGAAACTCCCAAAAACAGTAATAAGAAACAATAAGAACCTAAAAATACTAACACCAAATGGATATGAATCATTCTATGGTGTCAATAAAATCAAGAAAGACAACTATATTCATTTAACCTTTGAGGATGGCAATGAGCTAAAATGCTCATTAGACCATCCTCTTTCTACTATAGAAGGAATCATAAAAGCAAAAGACCTCGATAAGAAAACAGAAGTCTTCACAAAAACAGGAGGAACATTTCTCAAGTCTTATAAGGTAGTAAAAAAAGAAATAGAATTATTCGACATCGTAAATTCGGGGACTGATCACCTTTATTATTCAAATAATATTGTTTCGCACAACTGTGAGTTCTTAGGATCCGTTGATACCCTGATTTCTGGTGCCAAATTGGCAACATTGGTGCAAGATAGACCAATAAAATCCAACGCTGGGTTAGATGTTTATGAAGATCCAGAAGACGACCATCAATATGTCATTACAGTAGATGTGGCAAGAGGAGTAGAAATTGATTACTCTGCATTTGTTGTTTTTGATATCACAACATTTCCTTATAGAGTAGTAGCGAAGTACAGAAACAACGAAATAAAACCCATGATGTTCCCATACATCATAAAAGAAACAGGAAACGCATATAATGATGCATACTTATTATGTGAAGTCAATGATGTTGGAGATCAAGTAGCAGCAGCACTACATTATGACCTTGAGTATCCAAATGTCTTAATGTGCTCTATGAGAGGAAGAGCTGGCCAAATTGTTGGGCAAGGATTTTCTGGAAAGAAGACTCAAATGGGCGTAAAGATGTCGAAGAATGTGAAGAAGGTTGGTTGCATCAACTTGAAAGCAATTATCGAAGAAGAGAAATTACTTTTTAGAGACTATGAAATAATTTCCGAATTAACAACATTCGTTCAAAAATACAATTCATTTGAGGCAGAAGAAGGTTGTCATGATGACCTTACTATTTGTCTTGTGATTTTCGCCTGGCTAATCGTACAGGATTACTTCAAAGAGATGACGGACAATGATGTTCGTAAGAGACTTTATGAAGAACAACAAAATCAACTAGAGCAAGATATGGCACCTTTTGGGTTTATTGTTGATGGTAGAGAATCCAATAATTTTGTGGATGTTGATGGTGATAGATGGTATGTTGATGAATATGGTGATATAGCTTCTCTTTGGGATTATAATTTCTAAAATACAGTTTTTAATAAATATTTTTTAGAGAACTGAGCATTTTAGGGAGAAAAACATGGCGACTCCTCAATTATCTCCAGGCGTACTCGTCAGAGAGGTTGATTTAACTGTAGGGAGAGCTGATA